AAAACTGGAAAGGTTCCTCACGAATTGGCAAGCGAGGAGCCTTTGCCGAAAGAGGCGGGATACCTCTTACAGTGGTATTATCAAATCGCGCCTAGTGAAGCTCTATCATACATGGAAATCAAGGCATGGGCAGAACTCACGAAAACGCAAATAGAGCCATTCGAGGTGGAAGCTCTTATGGAAATTGACAGGCAAAGACGAATAGCCAACTACAACGCAAGACAGGATTAAAAAATGGCAGTTACCGCAGAGTTAGAAATCAAGGTTGTATCCGATAAGGTCTTGCAGGCTGAAAGGCGCTTGGACGGGCTAGAGAAGCAGGCCAAGAAGACCGAAAAAGCAACTGGAGGAGTCGCGAAAGGCTTTGGCGTTGCTGCGGTTGCGGTGGCAGGACTTACAGCGGCAACGGCGGCTTTGTGGTCTACTTTCAACAACATCCGAAGCGCTCAAAAGCTCAACGCCATGCTTAAGACGGCAACGGGTTCAATTGAGGGCGCAGAAATTGCGATGGCAGAGCTAGGAGCTACAGCCGCGCAGATGCCCAACACGCTAGAGGAAATCACTAGTTCCTTTATAAAGCTCAAGAATCTAGGTTTAGACCCAAGCGAAGAGGCTTTGCTCTCATACGGCAACACAGCCGCAGCGATGGGCAAGAGCTTAGACCAGTTTATTGAAGCGGTTGCCGATGCTACTACGAACGAGTTTGAGCGCCTGAAAGAGTTTGGAATCAAGAGCAAGCAGGAAGGCGACAACGTAAAATTCACCTTTCAGGGCGTTACTACTACTGTACGTAAAAGCGCTGCGGATATTGAGCGCTACTTGCAGGACTTGGGCAATGTTCAATTTGCTGGAGCTATGGCAGAGCAGATGGCGACTATTGACGGTCAACTATCTCAGCTTTCGGATTCATGGTTTAAATTTACAGCGGCTCTTGGGGAATCAGGCTTAGGCGACTTGATTGCTAAGATCATCGCAGCGCCTAGAGGCGTAATTGATGCATCGACGCTTAAACTAAAAGAAGCCAAATTTGAACTAGAGAAGGCTACAGTCGCAGACATTCCCTTAATAGATGCCATAATTGCAAGAAATCAGGCAGAAAGAGAGAAGGCTTTGCTTCAACAGGGGCCTGCCGCCATCGTAGCGGCGCGAGATGTTGAGTTTGATAAGGAGCTTAAAGACAAGAGAGCATCACTAGAGCTAGACAAAGAATTCCTAGACCTAGAGAAGCAACTTACAGAACAAATTGAGAAGGAAACAGAGGGCAGAGAACGCCTTAAGAAGCTCAAGGATCAGAACGAGTTTATAGCTGGGCTAACGGAGATCCAGCGACAAGAGCAGATTACAATAGATCTGCTAAACCAGCAATTCGAGATAGAGCAGCGCTTAAAGGATGGTAAGTTTAAAAATATCGAGCTGGAAATTGAGATGCTTGGAAAGCTTCAACAGAAGGCTGAAGAATCTATAAATAAAGAAGAGGAACTTAGAGAAAAAGCCAGAATTGAAGAGGAGCAATATCATGCCGATAAGCTCCAAAGAATGGTTGATGAATTCAACAAGGAATATGATCTTGAACAACAGAGGATAGAACAGGCTGAAGAGAATGCGAAGAAGGAGCGGGAACTCAGATTAGCGGCCAATAAGAAAAAGGTTGAGGACGGCGCGAACCTTGCGAGGGATCTTGCGTCTATCGCAGGTGTTGAAGGCGAGAAGGCTTTCAGAATCAATCAGGGAATAGCCATTGCTGAAGCGACAATGAAGGGAGCTATTGCCATTCAAGATGCGCTTGCACATGGAGGGCCATTTCCAGCTAATTTAGGAGCAGCCGCCTTGATTGGAGTTCAAACGGCGGCAAATGTCGCGACAATAAGAAACCAATCAGTCGGAAGCTTTGAGCAGGGCGGCTTTATTGGCGGCAACTCATTTACAGGCGACAACCTCAGTGCCAACGTCAACAGCGGTGAAGCGGTTCTTAATGCATCACAGCAGCGTAATTTTATGCGAATGGCCAACGGTGGCGGCGGCATGGGTGAAATGAAGGTTATAATCAACAACAACGCGCCAAATACGAGGGTTTCAGCGGTACAGCAAAGCGACGGAACTTTAGGAATCCAAGTGGTTGAAGCAGCGGTTGGAGTGGTTGCCGAACAATTATCAAGCGGAAACGGGCCAGTCGCGTTAGGAGCGGCTCAGGCATTTAAAAGGGAGCGGGTTTAATGGGCGTTCAAGTTTGGCCAAGCGTTTTACCGATACCATCACAGGCTTACAGCGTTGACCCAGAGCCAGTAGTGACGCGCCGGGCTATGGACTCAGGCCGATCAAGGCAGCTTCTAAGCTCTACGGTAAAGATTCACTTTGTCCAAGTCGCTTGGGAATTTACTGACATGCAGATGGAGCTTTTCACTGGGTTTTACAATGTCGCTTTGCGTTCTGGGACTTATCAATTTAGTATGGAGCTTGCATTCGGCGGGAGCTCTTGCGCTTCTCAGGTCTGCAAGTTTACAGGCGATTACAAAGTAAATAATTCTGGTTCTCTAAACTGGAAGGTTTCGGCGCAACTTGAAATTGAGGTTTTAGCATAATGGCAACAGAGACGTATCCAACTTCTTTACCAGCCCCAAGCGTATCGTACAGCTTTGAAGTATCGAGCGATAAGATACGAACAAAGGAAAGGACTGCCTTATATAAGAACCGCCAGCGCTCAGATGTTCGCATCTACACCGTTTCCGTCGATTGGCAATTTACAGATTCTGAAATGGAGACATTCAGGGACTGGTTTAGAGACGACTTGTCAGAGGGTAGCGAGATATTCGACATTGATTTATTCTTTGGCGATGGGGTCAAAACCAATGAGGCAAAGTTTATCAAGGGTAGCTACAATTACAGCTACAGCGAAAACCTGAATTGGAATGTTTCCGCAGCGCTTGAAGTTTGGGCTCCAGATGTTGTAGACGGTCTTAGCGATTATTACACTACGATGATGGCCCAGCTTTCAGCGTTACAGCTTCCTTTGAATATGGCGAATTTGGAGACATTTAAGCTTTTAACGGTGGGAGCGGAAAAGCTTGATTTTTCAACCGCAACCTTAGAAACGGGCTCTAGTTAATGCCAGCTATTGTAAATTCAACGAATCAAATTGAGCTTGAAGGCTTGGCTACTGGCTGGAGTCGATGTGATCTTTTATTGCCAACAGCGCCTTCAGGAACCACGAACGCAATCTACGTTTTGCGGTATTGGGTTGATTCGCATACTAGTGACACGCTAGACCTGCAAACTCCACCGTTTGAACCAGCGCAGCACTGCGGCTTTAGTTTCACCTCAACCCATCCAGCAAATTTAACAGATACAGGGTCAGGCACAGACCCCGGAGACTTTAGATACGAATATAAAGACTTTTGGCCGACTGGAGGATACCCAAACGCGAGCATTACCAATAATGCGATTGATGCAAGGGACAGCGAAGCAGCAAAAGAGGACTACGCTATAGTTGGAAGGGCCAGCAGTAGCGACGGCTTTTTAGGCACTCTTACGGGCAACGGAGATTTTGGGTTTTTAGGCACCTTCACAATTAGCGACAATAAAACAGATGAAAGTATGCCGTTTACCGTTCCGGTGAATCCAACGGTAGGACAAACGGCAACCTTTATCTGGCAGGTATACTCTCACGAATCTAATGAAACGGTTTATTCTAGGTACTGGGTCAATACTGATTCGGTTGATCTTGATTCTTTCGACATAGAGACAGACCTTGACCCTAGCGACCCATTTACGGCTTTCCCCATTTCAAACTCTTGGAGCAAAGGAACAGCGGCGCCGGGGTTTGAACTAAACACAGACCCTACAACAGGCGGCAATTGGCGACCTAGCAGCGGTGTAATGGGCTTCCCAACCTATTTTATGGCTCGATATGGAATGGATGATAAGAAGTTTGTTATAGATTACGTAGGTGTACAATATAGCGAGGAAGCAGTTAGCTAATGGCGGCAATAATTACAGGCGACAAAAGAATTGAACTGCAAGGCGACTCTACAGAGTGGGGTAGGTGCAAGGTTCCAATATCAGCAGCGCCAACTGGGACAACTTGCGCAATTTATATTATGCGTTACTGGCTGGACACCTATACAAGGTATACATCCACAAATTTTACGGCTCCATTTGACCCGGCGCAGCATATAGGATTTAGCTTCATTTCTACGCATCCAGCAAATTTAACATCTCTTGGGGGCGGTACTGGCGCTGGAAAATTCACAACAGAATATAACGATTTTTGGGGCGTTGGCGGCTTCCCAACTTCAACTTTAACGCAATGTAATGTAAAGTCTGATGACAATACAGGAGAGGAAAAAAAAGATTACGCCACCTTATCCAGACAAACAGTGTACCCAACTACAGGAAACGGAGACGAAACTTTGCAAAGCGGCTCTAATTTTGGAAGTAACAAGGATGCAGACCAAATGCCTTTCTCTGTTCCGGTTGACCCGACAATAGGGCGAACCGCAACTTTTATTTGGCAAGTGTACTCTCACGAATCTACTGATAGCGTCCTTTCTCGCTATTGGATTAATACGGATTCAATAAATTTAGACACCTTCAATATTAATACAGATCTTGATTCAAATGACCCATTCGACATTTTTCCGGTTTCCAATGGTTGGATAAGAGATGGGGAAGAATTGAACTCAGACCCAGACACTGGAACCAATTGGAGGCCATCAAGTGGCGTTATGGGCTTCCCTACTTACTTCATGGCTCGTTATGGAATGGACCAGCAATCTTTACTTATCGATTACGTAGGAGTCAACTACAGCGAAGCAACAGTAACTTAATATGGCTGATTCACAATGGGAAGATGCAGCAAGGGAAGCCTTTGCGAGCGCTAAGAAAAACATTGCTTACTTGGAGGCGATACAAATAACGCATCCAACGGGGGGTGATTTCTATTTCGTCAAAAACAAGACGGCGCTTACATTGACCCTAGAAGATTTGAGCGTAGTAGAGCACGAGCCAATTCCCTTTAAGCTAGACAGACCAAGCCAAGGCGAGAACGGCGCTCAAGAGCTTTCCTTTTCGGTGAGCAACATCGATAGGCGAGTATCCGATTTTATAACCGCAATAAAGAACTCGCAGGAACCCGCTTTGATTAAATGGCGAGTTTACCTTAGCGACGACCTTACGACACCTATGCGAACCAACCCGCTTGTTTTGACCATTGAAAGCTTCAGCGTTGGAATGTTTAGCGTAACAGGCAGGGCGCGTTTTATGGATGTGCTTAACAGGCCGTACCCTAACGAGATTTACAACAGGCAGCGCTTCCCTTCTTTGTCCTAATGAACTGGATCACCTCACACCTCGCAAAAAGAACTCAAACCACGATCTCCCCTTGTTGGTCGTTGGTTTGTGACGTATTCGAGGACAGGCTAGGGATTAAGCTCAACGATTACCAAATAAACCCGAAAAACCATACTGCGATAAACGAGCAATTCCATCTAGAATCTCAACAATGGGATAAGGTTGATAAGCCAAACATCTATGACGTTGTTGTAATGGGGCGTAAGGATATCGTACACCACATAGGAGTCAGCTTAGGAGGCGAAGAGGTTCTACATACAGGAGAGGGGCTCTTGCCTAGAGTCGAAAAGCTCAAGGAGCTTGCAAACATTTACCGAATAATTGAATTTTACCGATATGGCGCAAATAGTTGAAATCAGGAATCCTTTTGAGCCAAGCAGGGATAGGACTCTCCATAAAATCGAGGATGGCAAAACCTTCCGCGATTGGATGGATGAGCACTTAGGAGAGGGGAACGATTTCGAGTATCCGACACTTGCGGTTCTCAATGGCGAGCCAATGCTTAGGGACAGGTGGCAAACCTACAGACTAGGCGAAGATGATATTATTACCGTTCAGCCGTTGGTGGGTGATCCGGTGCAAATTGCCCTTTTGGTTTTGTCGATTGCTAGTGTTGCTTACACGCTCTCAATCGACATTCCCAGCATCAATTCAGACGACGATGCAGACCCTGTTTACTTCCTTAGCGGCAAGCGAAACCAGATCAAGATCGGTTCTGCGATTGAATGCCCTTACGGTAAAAACAAGCTTTATCCAAGCTATGCAGCCAGAAGCTACACTAAATTCAAGGACAATGACCAAGAGCTTTTCCAGTTGTTCTGTCTAGGTCAGGGCGAATACACGATACACGACGAGTTTATAGGCGATACTGACCTTGCCAGCTACGACGACATTACGACAGAGGTTTACGGACCCGGCGACCCTGTAACGCTTTTCCCTGACAATGTTGTGACCTCTGGAGATGTTGCGGGTATTGAGCTTTTGAGGCCGGATGAAACGGGAGAGGCAAACCCATACGGGCCATTTAACGCCAATGCCGCAGGAACAACGACAGATTCGATTGAGGTTGACCTAGTTTTCCCAAGAGGGCTCTACATGATAGACGACCAAGGCCGATTTAATAATCTATCTGTAACGGTTCTTTTCGAGTATCGGGAAATTGATGATGCTGGATCGCCTCTTGGGTCTTGGACTACTTTATCAAATCCGACAATTGACCTTAACACGCGAACGATTCAGCGATTTACGTATGAAGCAAGCGTTACAGCAGGGCGATACGAGGTAAGGGCAAGCCGAACTAGCATAAATCCAGCCGATAACCGGAACCAGTACATAGGTAATTGCGAATGGTTCCAGATGCGCGCCATCCTTCCGTCAACCAAGGACTATGGGCAGGTAACACTCGTTGCGATGCGAGCGAAGGCGACCAACAACCTCAACGAGCAGAGCAAAAACCGTTACAGCGTTACAGCAACCCGCAAACTACCAATTTGGAACGGCTCCAGCTTCAACGCTCCAGCCGATACGAGAAACCCCGTCTGGGCCTTTGTGGACGTTCTAAGGGCTACCTATGGAGGCAATTTAGATAACTCAAATATCGATCTTGCGGGATTGCTTACCCTTGCCACGGATTACGATACCGACGGCATTACCTTTGACTGGGTTTTTGACAAGCAGTCAACTATTTGGAAGGCTTTAAAAACCATTGCTACAGCGGCAAGAGCGGCGCCAGTTATAAACCTCACAGAGTTCTCA